CGGGAAGCTTTCTCTTCCTCAACTTTCTCTTCAGGAGTCATCAACTCGAAGGCCGACTTCTTAGCGGAGGTTATGCGGGGAGCCTCATCAATCTTAGTAGCCGTGTCTGAGACCTGATTGCCCTTGACTTCTCTAGTGAGGCGCTCCTGTACAAGGTTGCCGTACCAATTGGCATAGGGCGTATCAGCCATAATTTCGTGGAGCCAATAGTCTTCAGACGCCAAGTGTTCGGAGGGCAGCTTCTTTATGAGTTCCTGAATATCCTTTACGGTCAGAACTTTGGGTAGCTTTCCAAGGTACTTCTTGATGACATCTTTGCGCACATCCTTATTGTCCTCGGGGATAGCAACGTCAGTAGCATTAGGCGTAATGACGCTATTAGAGGGCACCGTAATAAGGTGTGCAATCTTCTGAGAGGTCTCTTGGTCTGCTGTCTCCTTGCGGCCCGCAAGATAATTCTTGAACCATTCTTCCCGGCCAAGGAGTTTGCGCAGGAAATGATTCTTGTTATTGAGTGTCTTGTGCGAGACCTTATCAAGGAAAGCTACAAGCTGATCTTCTGTCAGAGTGGCAGGAGCAGGCTTGCCCATAGTGCGCTGCCATGCCTTCTGTGCATTAAGGCTAAGCCCACTAGCAAAGTTGGTCATGACTACGACAGGAGCAGGAGCTTCCTTCTTGGGAGCCTCTACTTTAGCTTCAGCCTTAGCCTCTACTTTGGAGGCCTCTGCTTTGGGCGCTTCTACCTTGGCAGTATTGCCCTTGATTATTGCCGCCTTTTCTTTACCTTTGACGGTCTTAGGAGCCTCATCAGAAAGGAGGGTACCAATCTCTTCAGTAGTAAAGGGGCCTACTTCAGAATCTTCGCCTGCAATAGGGGAGACAATTTCTGTGGAAGTGAAAGGACCTACTTCAATTTGTTCTTGCTCTTCGACACTCTGGGCGAGTTTGCCAAGGCCCGCCTTTGTGCCATTGGGTACACCTTCAGTGGAAAGGCCTTCTTCCTTTAGGACTTCTTCGCCCTTTGCGACAAGTTCCTCATCAAGTGCTACATCGGTGGAAAGGCCCGCAAGCGTATCCTTGATGGCTTTCTCAATTTGATCTGCTTCTTCCTTGGCAGTACGATCACTATTGTGCTGCAGGAAGTTGCCGAAACCACCAAGGAGACCACCAACTGCCGCGCCTGAGGCTGCAGAATTGAGGATGCCCATGATGTCATCATCTGTAAGGGTGATGCCCAAATCTTTGATGTATTTCTCGGCAGCTACGTCTACAGCTTCCTGCGCCCCTTCAGTAATGCCTTCAGAGGCAATACCGCCTGCAATGCCTGTGAGTACTTTACGTACTGCCTTGGAATCACTAGTAGACATTAGCGCCTTGAGGAAACTCTTACCAAAGACTTTACCCATTGGCCCGCCAAGTAGGAGGCCAAAGCCGATAGAGTCGAGAGCAGCCTTTACGCTACCTGCAACGGTTGCTGCCCCAGCATTCTCAAGACGAGAGTATGATTCACCTGTATTCAGGACGAAGGATGCGGGGGCAGAGCCAATAGCTGCAGTCATGGCAGCATGTGATAGCTTGGGGACGAGGCCTGCGCCTGCGGCCACTTCAGGGACGATTGCTCCGGCGAGTGGCATCAAAGAGCCTGCCAGCATAAGGTTAAGGGTCTGTTGCGCCAGTTGCCCCGTGGCCCACTCGAAGCCCGAGAAGAGGCCATCAATTTCTTCAATGGATTCTACAGGTACAGCAATATTCTCGGCAATATCCCCAAGGACTGTACGCCGCTTATTGAAGTAATCTTTTGCGTCATCAGCGCCGGTTACATCTGAAAGGTATTCACCGAAGCCCGCGACCATGGAGGCTGTGCCGTAGGCACCCTTACCTAGGTTGTTCCACAGGCCTTCGAAGTAGTTCTGATCCTTGGGGTCGGGGGGCGTAGGCTCAGGAGAGACACGCGCCTTAGGTGCGGGCATGTTCCAATTGGTTTCATTAGCAGCTTGCTGAAAATGCTCGAAGTCGTCATAAGCATTCTGGTACTGGGGCCAATAAAGATTTAGAATTTCTTCATCGGTATCCTTTGCAATAAGAGGATTGCCCTGCTTTAGTAGCTCTGTTAATGTGGCCATTGGTTCTGTGTTACGTACCTTCTGTTTGTACTGGCATGATAGTAGCAATATAATTGTCTGCCAGAATTCTGGCGGTCTCCATCGCTGCATCCTGTGCGGTCATGCCCTCTGGGAGCATACCGTTTAAATCCTGTTCTTGATAGATTTTCAGGAGGTCTACAGTGAGTTCGGCTTCTAGTTCACCGCGTAGGCGGCTAGGATCATTAGCAAGTTTAGCAATATTAGTGTTAGTTAGAATCTCATCAATTCTAGCTTCTGTCAATTCTCCCTCAAGGCCAAGACCTTCAAGCTTACCCTGCAGTTCTTCACTGGCAAGATCGAGACGCTCACGACTGACGGCGATAGTCTCTCTATTGACTTCAAGGTTGCCTTCACTCATCCGCTGATTATGCGTCGCAATAGCCTCGGCCAGCTTCTGATCGCGTGCCTCTGAGTCACGAGCCATCTGCTTATCGGTTGTGCCCTGATAGGCGTCGATGCCACGACCCATCGCCCCGAAGAGGCCTTCGCCGGGCTGCTGCTGCATCATGGCTGCGCCTAGTGACATCATGGCCTCATTATTGCCAAAGAAGTCTGCTAGTGTAAATTCATCAGAAGCGGCAGCGGGAGGCATGGCAGTAGCTCTAGCTGTTATTCTTTCCTGAGCAGGAAGCGGTGTGTCTGTGGCCCCAAAGTCTGAAGGCGTGTGTGGCGCGCCCGGAACAACGGGGTCAGGGCGGAACTGCTCTGAACTATTATAGCGCGGAGGCGGTGATGCACCCGGAGTTCCCCCATCTAGGCCAGCGCGTTCCTCAGGTGTAATCCATGCAAGGTCACCTAGCCAGTCAAAATTATTCCTAATAGATTCACCTATTCTATTATTAATGGCAACTGCATCTTCACCAAAGACATTAGCGAGCATGTCCGAGAAAGAGATATTTGGAATTTCTTGTGCAGCATAGTCACTCGCAGAGCCAAAGTAATCTGAGAGCCTTTCTACTAGACCCCCCTCTTCGTACTTGCGGCCATAGAAGTCCTGCTGTGTATTTGCTCCGCCTGAAAGAGAAGAGGAACTTCCTAGGAGTTGATCTACGAATTTGCTAATGACTATAGTATCTTCAGGACTAATTGCTTTCTGAGGTAGGGGTGCTACTGGGATTTGACCCTGACGACCATCAGTTGAAGACCCTTGAAGAGAGGCAGCAATGCCATCTCTAATAAGATTGGGGTCGTAAGGATTAGAGCCATTCTCAAATTCAATAATGGCAGATACAATGCTGTGCATCGTCGCGGGGTCAGACACATTCAGTGCATCACCCGGCTGCACGCCCACTCTGTCAGCTACATAGTTAGCGTAGCCTTCAGTATCATTCTCATGCGCAGGGGCAAAGCGGTCAATGATATCCTCTACGGTATTAAGGCCATAGGATTTCTCGTAGTTGGATAGGAGCTTACTAAGTGCCCTGATGCCTGAGGTGGGCGTCTCGAAAGATTCAAAGCGACCTTCACTATTGTCTGCATAGTTAGAACCTTGCCAATCATTGCGTGAGTCGTATACGATGTTGCCGGGATTATTTGAGGTCAGGCCCCCTGTAGCGTACTTGCGTACGAGACCCCCCTTCTTGAAGCCTAGCCAGCCGCCCGCATCAAAGCCCCCAGTAGAGTCTACAATACCTGCAAGGCCTGCAAGGGATGAGAGGGGATTGCCCGGTCCCGCATTCGTCCGTGTATTGGTGTCTGCAATACCATTAGGTAGCCCGTTAATAGTGCTTGAGTAGTTGCCCGCGACTTCCCAAGGATACTGTGCATAGAAGTCTGAGTTCTGCTGCTCTAGTGCCCGACGATCTTCGCCTACGCCCGAGAGTGCGCCTACATCCTTATAGAACATATTCTGTGACTGACTGGCTAAAGAGCCGAGACTTGAGGCCCGCGCCTGCATTGAAGCGTCATCTCTAGCGGCGGAATCTAGGAAGGCATTTCGATCTGTATTGAAGTTGCCAAAGGCCGTGTCGTAGGCAGAGGCAAGCCCCGTGTTCTGAATGTCTGCTAAGGTCTTGGCTTCCTGATTATAAAGTTCAGATTCAACTACACCATGGCGTGAACCCCCAAAGGCCCCCGCTGCTTGGGCTTGACCTGAGACAAGATTTCTGCTATTCTGAAAGTCCTTAGAGGCCTCCCTCTTATTGATATCAATGACGTTCTGCGCATAGGGATTCATGTACTGCGCGGCAGCATCATTGCCCCAGAAGCCGATGTCGTAGCGGCGCGGATCGTAGTCTGCAGCCATACCCATAGCTGTATCCATCTGAGGAAGGTACTGGCCCAGACCTCCAACTACAGCCCCAAAGGCAGCTTCCTGCTCAGGCGCGAAGCCCGGTACAATTACATCACGAGGAAGCCCTGAGGTAGCCGCATAGGCGCTGTCAGCCTTACTGATTGCGCCTTGATAGGCCTGCTGCAGCCACTGAGGCAGGGATGTGCTGGTGTTCGAGCCACCTGTATCACCGCCACCAAAGAGTGTTGAAAAGAGACTCATATGTTAGATTCCTGAAAGAGAAGGGGCCTGCTCAGCCGTGCCTGTCTTCTGCTGGCGCACCTGTGCAATAATACCTTGAAGGCGTCGTGCCCCCGCATCAGTGGAACCGTCCCCGATCATAGCTACTACGTCTGCGGGAATGATAAATTCACCATCACTGAGAGCAGCAGGCTCACCCTCAAGGGAGGCAGGGATAGCATCTTCAAGCCCGCCTCCGGGTCCAGAGACGAGACCATTATCATTCGGGGCAACAGGAGCAGCCTGCTGTTCCATTACTTGGGAGAGGGCAGCGAACATCTTCTGCTTATCGACTGCGCCACCTTCTGCGTATTTGAGTGTTTGATACATGTCAGCCCTATTCATTATAGTATTATATCACAGAATTCAAGACAGTGCAATACTTACGCATCTTGTGTACAATAATGCCACGCGCCCCCGTATCTGAAATAGAAGCGCCCATTAATACTATCAATGCCTGTAAGACCATCAAAGGCGTTTTCAAAGTCCCCATCTGTGATAGCTCCTGCTTTCACTAGAGTGGCTACACCTCCTTTAGTAAAATCTGCTGGAGGATTTTGACCTGAAGTTCCTGTACCAATACTGAGTTTCACATTAGAGGAAGTGCTTGCACTGCCAACAGTCTCTACATAGATGCCGGGGTATTTCCCATCATTCAGAAGTCCTTGATGGATATAAAACTCATCGAGGTCTCCTGCCTGACTACGAAAACCAAAGACAACTGTGCCTGCAGTTGCCCCATCAAAAGTATGCCAAATCCAATGGCGTCTCCATTCAGTAGAAATCCAGACATCTCTTAAGATTTCATCTGTACCATTACTGAAAGAACTTCCACTTTCTCGAATACTAAATTGGAGAGTACCTTCAATATCTGCTCTTAGCCACACAGATGCACAGACTGTCACACCCGCACAATTCAAAGAGGTAGTCTGACTTCTTGACGGAGATGTGCTTCCTGTAACAAAACGGGTAGCGCCAGTTCCCCCAAATCGGTCTGTCTGTCCTGTAGTAGGTGTGAGCGTACCACTAACAGGCCATGACGTTCCGTTACTAAAGATGTTTGACCTTGTAAGATAATTTTGGTGCAGACCAATACCACCCCATGATCCCCATTCTGACTTACCATTTTCATGGTCCATGGCGTACGGACTAGTGCCGAAGAATACACTATCCCCACTTGCCTTGTGCCCAATGATTAAAGTTTCACTCCCTGACTTATCCCTGTAAGGTAGAATCTGCCCCTTTGTAGATGTTCCACCTAAAACCTGTACACTAGAAGCTTCAATTCTCACTCCGCCAGTCAGGAGGTCTGAACCTGATCCATTCTCAAAGCGGCAACCAATTAGCAAAGTTCCGGCGGCTCCGGGGCGAATACGTAGCCAATCAGTCGTGGACCCTTCAATTGATGTATCTAATAGACGAATGCCCCCGCCTTGAACTAGATCACAAGTAGTAGTGCCCCCACGCCATGTGCCCCCGATGAAGGTGTTGGCGTTAGGATAGTCGGTTCCGGTTGCGTCTGTCTTGACAGCACTCGTTGTATTAGAAAAACTTAGAAGCCATTTAATTTCATTATGGTAGCTGAAGTTGGCATCGTCTTCCGGTTGAAATAGGAAACCAATATTACATTGGGTAATTTGAATCTGGTTTATCTGTGAATCTTTGGTATTCGACCAATAGAGACCATTACCTGTACCAGTGTTAGCAGACTTCACAATAGCAAAGTGCTCAAATAGAAGACCACGATGCCGAGCCTCATTATCCGCAGGCCCCAGAACATTGCCAGTATGCGTGCCTGAAATAATAGAAGATTGGTGCCCGTCCCCTGCTAGTTGCGTATTAATGCCGTATAGAAGCACGTCTGAAGTAATGTATGTGCCTGCAGGCAAGTACACTTTATCGTTAGCAGCCAAAGCCGCATTGATGGCATCAGTGTCATCAGTTACACCATCACCAGTTGCCCCATAATCTTTGACAGATGTGAAGTCCCTAAGACGCCCATCAATAATTCCTGTATCCCTGAAGATAACTATCTTGGTCCACCCATTGGTCTCCCCAATAGCGGCAATAGGATTTGAAGCAGGCGGTGCATAATAGAGGGCAAGTCCCCCAGTACTAGAGTCTGTACTGTGTGTTGTATTGATGTCTATCCAGAAAGCATACTCACTAGTATCAATGCGATTAAATTGATCTAACTTAATATCGTATGCAGCATTAAAGATAAACCCTATATCTTCATTCTTGTATGTGAAAATGTTCTTTGAAAGAAGATGTACAAAAGAAGACATAGATGGAAAAGCAAAATTGTTTTGTTCTACGGAACGCACAAGGTCCGTAAGAAACTTCATCAATTCTGAATCCATAGAACTTGGTGGCCGGGGTAGCGCGGCTGGAGTTGAGAATCCTACTTTAGGGAAAGAAGCCATTATTGTTCACCATCTGGTTGAATAGCCATACGTAAAGAACCTAGAGTCCATGCAGAACTTGTACTGCTCTCAATACGAATAGCAAAAGACCGCCCTCTACTTCTGACATTAATAAGTTCTGAAGAGGTGGAGACTGTGTACGGACCTTTTACAGTCCAATCTCTGCCGGGATACTTGCGAGATTTCAGGTAGAATTTAATATCTCCACTGTCAATATCAAGGTCCGGGATTAATCTATTAACAAATAAGAGTTTATCCCCCTCTTCTACATCGAACGAACCCGACTCAATATAAGAAGTAAAAGCTTCAATGCCCTCTCCCTCATCAATGTCGTGGTAGTAAAAGCAACAAGTATCTAAAGATGTGCCTGTAGTAACAATGGCTGTGGCAATGGGATTAGAGAAGTTGCCTCGGTCAATCCAGCTACTTCTATTCAAAGTACCATAATACCAAATATTCTCTTCAATATTGTAGATGACATAGTGATCGCAATCCACACCATTTTTACCTTGATAGAAGAAAATTACTTCATTGTACTTTACGTTGGTGCCCGCATATGTTTTCCACTGCATCTTCTTATTGATGGCCCCATCTTCTCTCTGGTCAAAGATGTAACGGTGAATTGGGCACGGAATATCTTCTACAACACCTCTGTACCTGTGGAATCCATGGTCAGACATCCAGTAAACAACACCATTGACATCCACTGCGCCATGAAAAGATGCAGAACCACAATTGTCGCCTGCTTGCTCAAAGCCGTAAATGAAGGGTTCGCTAATGTACCGCATAACCCATGCCGTCTTATCTGTAAGTACAAGGATTTCACCTCGGGTCTTCACGGCTGTCATGATGCGGGACCCACCTGTAAGGATATAGTCGCCCGCGTCATTACCTACAGAGGCGACCCAATCACTAAAGTTTTCGGAGGCGCTCCATCTTACACGCATAGGTGCATAGTCACCTGAAGTTTGGGAAGTGGTGCCAAAGCTGATTACGAAACGCTCATTGCTCACAAGCATATAGTCATTGACTGAAGGCGAGGCGGTGATGAGGGTCGCCCGAGAAGAAATGCCTGCGCTCAGGTGCCACGTATAGATTTGGCTTTGATTCTTGAGGGCAAGAAGGTCCTCTCCCCAGTTGGCAAGAGACCAATAGGTGCCAAAGGTCTGGTTCTCACCTACATTACGGACGGTGCCCCAAGTGCCTGTACCCCAAGTTGAAGTACCCCAGCCCGTACCTGCCTCACCGTTAAGGGTGCCCGGCTCAATAAGGAACGAGATACGATTATTGCCTGCTGATGCCGTAGAGGTAGACTCTGCTACTGTGACGTAATTGAAAGTGAAGCCCACAGAAGTGGCACTCTGAATTTCAAAGGATGAGAAGGGACCAGTATTCTGATTAAAGTTTACGTTGCCACCTAAGGTAGTGTCTAAAGTCTGAAGAACTACAAAGTCGCCCTGTGAGGCCGAGTTAGTTACGGAGACAGAAATAATAGCCGAACCTTGGATGGCGGACATGCCCGAAGATACAGTTACTTCTCCCATAATAGGAGTAATATCATACGCCACATCACCCCTACTTACATAGAGTTTCTTGTGGGTGCCTGCGGCTACATACGAAGTTCCTTGGAGATTCGCCCACGCATGGATACCTCGTGCAACGCCGTCCATAATTTCAGGAGAAGCATTTGCGCGCTGCCAGCCATAAAAATTTTCAGGTAAGCCATTTCTAAATCTTACCTTGTCGATATCGTACCAAGAAGGTAACGCTGTTCTTTGCGTTGCATCTCGATCAATACCGGGAGCAAAATCTATCTTGACAAACTTGCCGCCATCTGCCATTTTACGTCACAAATCTATAAAAAGTAAACTCTACATTCCACGCACCGGGAGTAACAACTGTGTTTCCAGACATTAATCCATTTGTTTTAGATGGGATATCTCCGCCAGTAATTCCAGCAATAAAGGCCTTGGTTGCATCTGCTCCCGTAATAACAAAACCATTTACAGTGCCTGAAGTATTTCGTTCACCTGTAAAAAGAACACGATCACCCGGACCGTATCCCGGAGCAACTGGATCAGACACGGAACAAATATACACAATTTTTGTCATGTCTGGGGCACCCCCTACACCATGATTAACAGATACAATAGCTCCAGATGAAAATGTAGATACTCCAAGAGTTACAGGAGTGCCTACTACCCATCGACCGTATGTACCTGTACTCGAATTAAGAGGTTCAACGCTTACGGCGAAGGAGTCCTCGTTGAAGTTGGGGATGCCTGTAGTGGCGCTGCAGCGAACTACTACAAAGGTGTTATCGCGCATACCCATGAAGACGCCCTGTAAACCTGTCTCATCTAGAGTGGAAAGTTCAAAGTCAGCGTTAATAAGAATGCCTTGATAGTTTTCGCCTGAGACGGACGTGCTGATAACACGGGTCTTGTTAGAAATATTGCCTAAGGTTACGCCTTTGCGATTGGTGAAGAGGCCTAGTTCATTCCAACCTCCCTGCTGTACACCAGAGACAATTGCTTCTACTGCTGAGGTAGGGAAAATTAGGCCTGTAGCTGGATCAGCAGCAGGACCAATAGCAGTTGAGGCGGAGACGCCTGTGCTGGTGCGCACAAGGGGAATGGAGGTGGCACTAATGGAGGTGGTGACATTGAGAGGAATTACTTGGAGGGTGGTACTACCATCTGCTAGGGCGAAGTGCCACTTGTCAGGGGTCAGGGTCACGCCTGTGCCTGCGGATACCTTGACCTTGATGCCCTCGGTGCCCGTGTAATTGTTTCGGATAAACCAGAACTTCTGAGTAGTAGGGAAGGTTACAGAAGCTGTAGCCCCTACATCACCTGAGAAGGTGATAGCGCCGTAGCGTTGATTGTCTGTTTCCCAGTTGGTGGCGGTTACTTGTGTAGAGGCTGCGCTTACGGAGATGGAGACATGCCCTGCAATAGCCTCTTCCAGAAGCTCCAAGCTGTTATTAGTATTGTCACCCCAAGTGTCGGCGTTTTCGCCTGTAGCCATAAGTCTGACACGTAAGATGGAAGAAGTGCTACTAGCCATTAGTTATCCTTTGAAGTATTATACCACATTTTAGAGGCCACCATCAGTATTATTCTCTCCTGCTGGGTAGGTATTGGCCTGCCGATCATCACGGCGTGTTCGTCTATTCTCATTGTTCATGCGCGCGACTTCCTTGCCATACTCTGCTTCCCATGCTGCAGCCTGCTCGAAGGCCTTGTCAAAGAGATTGGCCTGTTTCATGGTTGCGTAGAAGAGGGCGTTGCCCATCTCTTCCGTATAGAAGTTGGTAGGGGATGTGGCAGAGATTGTTACAGGCTTCTTGATATAAGTGATTTCCATAGTATAGGCAGAGACTGGGGTAGGTGCCATGTAGAAGGAAGTATCATTAATACGTGCGTAGTATTTGGGAACGCCTGTGGAGGTGCGCACGGGCCAGTACTCCATAAGGTATTCATCAGTACGCTGATTAAGTTGAGTGCGCCTGCCAGAGGCGATGAAAGCGATATTCTTTACAATGGCCTCGCCCGTAGGGGCCGCAATAAAGGCATAAGAGGGGGTAGCTGTCACAGTTGTAACGACTACAAAGGCGTAGGGGTCTGTATCCTTGAAGAGATTTTCTGAAGCTCTGTCAATAAAGCGCGGAATATTGAGGATGAACTCAGGGGAAGTGTCCTCCATCGTCTCTTGGATTGCACTTACGAGAGTATTATAGTTCACGAGTTATCTCCTTTAGGATCGGCGGTAGAGTCTGAGGGTTCCCAATCCGCTGTAGTTGATAGTGCTACGTCTGGGCGCGGGTAGCGTAGGGCCACGTCTTCAGAGACATCTGCGGGGTAGTTCTGTGGATGGTCAATAATATTGAAGGCCCCATCGTCACACGTTTCACAGACACGAATGCCAAGGGTTTCAGTCTTGAGTTCTTTGTAGGGGTATTTCCACCCGCACCTATCACAGATAGCTACTGAATTCTTGCCGCTTGCCCAGCCCATTATGCACGCCCACTTGGAATCTTGGGGTGAATCTTGAAGGGCGCGCGGTCACGATCTTCTTCCATAGAGAGTTCAAGGTCCTCTTTGTACTCTCCCTTGAGGCGCGCCCGAGTCTCTTCAGGAAGTCCTACGCGAGAGCGTGCCAAGTGGTAGGCCAGTCCTGAGATTAGTGGGGGTAAGAAGCGGTCGGGAACGTCAGCGTTGTCTGCTAGAGCAGCGGCGTCTTCAATACGAGAGATTTGCCAGTAGACGAATTGATCATCTGCAGTGTCGGGAATAGGCCATAAGTTGATTACAGTGGAGTCTCTGAGGCGTTCAACCATATACTGAGATGAACGACCCGTCTTGCTCTTATTGGGCAGGTCCAAGTAATTTTCGTAAGAGATGCGATCCATGTGATAGTCATTATTGGTAGAAGCCCGCCGGTAAGAGGCCCGGAGAACATCAATGGAATCTGAAGGTAGTGTGTACGATGTGACGGAGACCGAGAGAGTTACTACAACTTGCTCAAGTTTCCATAGGTTAATGCCCCTGTTAGACCACTCATGGTACAGGAGATTAAGGGATCGCCGCGCCGACTGAACCTCGTGCCCTAGAGTTGGTTCCCCTCCTGAGCGAAGGATAGCCTCATCAAGAACTTCATCAAGGGTCATCGACCATGCAGTTGTACCACTACTTGCCATTACGCCACCAAACTTGTTAAAGCTGCATTCGATAGAAATGTATTAGCATCCCATTCCATAAGAGAAGAAATAGTTCCTCCCCAATATAATACGTCGTCCGAGCGTCTTCCCAGCTTCAAGGTTGTCACACCTGTAGGAGAGGCTCCGCTAGTATCCGTCTGTAAAGAATTACCTGTCATGATAGCTGCAAAATTATCTGCTTCAGTTCTTACTGCAACTGCAATATTTGCATATGCAGCTAGATTTCCTATGTTTAATAAGGCAGATGATCCGCCTCCGCTTCTAATAGTAATTGATGCATCCCCACTTGCGTTCCTTTGTAGGCGCAGAGTATTATTAGATGAGCCATCTGAATAGGAAAAGAGAATTTGCGTCTCTCCTACTCCTGAGGATTTACCCTTAATAAGGAAAGTGCCCGGTAAGAAATTAACGCTTCTTGTTGCATTATCCGCCGAACGTACTACCGTAGTTCCTGCTGTAGCAATATAACTTGAAGCAAAAGGTCCTAGCTCACATTGAACTCTTGTGGGCGATCCAGTAATAGTGAAGTTTACTGTTCCAGTAACAGTTACAACAAATACAACGGGTGTTCCGTCAATTGAAGTTCCCGCCCCTGTAATAGTTGCAGAGTTCCCAGCTACTGCTACAGACCCGGCACCCACCATCCACAAGGTGTATGTTCCTGTTGCGAGAGTTCCCGAAGTCTGAGTTACAGGTGCACCTGAATTGAGAAAGAAATTTGTTCTAGTGTCTTCAATAAGGAGTCCAAGATTCTGACCATTAGCATAGTTGAATCTCTCGACATTGATTCCCGCTGTCTGAAGAGCACTCGCGCTATCAGTGTATGTTGCTACGCTCCCTCTAGTAAAAGTGTACTGAGAAGGAAGCCCCTCCATTCTATTAAAAGGAAAAGTTTCAATGTTTGATCCTCTCAAAGAAGTAACTGCACCAGTCACACCTGAGGTAGGCCGAGATGTTACTAGTGCTGTTACCATTAGATAATACCCTTAACGACTGCCGCCCCATTGGTTCCAGTCTTACGAATGCGGATAGCACTCCAAGGACCAAAAAGGTTAAAGGCGAAAGTGGCTGCTGAAGTTGTCTCTAGAGTAACAATAGTAGATACTGTTACGTCTGCATCATCGGTAGTGCCTTCCAAGAAGATGGCATCTGAGGCATTCATTGTCCCTAAGACGGTTCTTACTTGATCGGGCGCGTACCTATAGTCACACTTGTACCAATTCCCAGTTGCAGATACACTGGCAACATCAAGGAGGGTAACTCTGCGGAGTACGATATCACTCATGATAAATACCCCTTAGAAGCGAACAGATGCGGACGTTACTGCTAGGATATAGAAGTTCTCAGTGCCATTGGAAATACGAAGCATACGCTGCGTAGTAATATCCACTGGATTAGATACAGAGGCACTCACTAGAGCCACAGTAAAAGCCGAAGCGTTGCCACTCAGATCAAGAGTGTCAGGAGTTAGCGTAGTAACATTAAGCGTGGGAATAGTAACTGTCCCATCAATAGAAACCTCAACGTCTGGGGTGGCACTAACTGATGCCCCAACAGTCCAAGAGTGATACTTACGATTAAAATGTGTCATTGTTTTCCTTTCAACATCTACCCACCCTGCCAACCTATGTAGACGCGAATATTATAGCATATAGTTAGGTAATTGGCAAGTAAAAGAAAAGGGTAAGGCCGTTAAGCCCTACCCTCTCT